GGCCGCCTCAAGGACTGGCGGCGCGTCGCTACCCGCTACGACCGCTGCCCTACCGCCTTCTTCTCCGCCGTCGTCCTCGCAGCCACCGTCATCTTCTGGCTGTGACCAATGAGTCCTGACCCTAGTGGATTGCGCCCACGACCCAAACGACTCGCATCCTCAGTTCGGCAGAATAGACTGTCCTACAGTTTTGTGGTCCGATAACATAATGGATCCTGGTTCGTTCAAGCTGGCTCTCCCTAATCGCGCACCGGATATTCGCAATAGCGGGATAAAGCTCAGCTTCTTGTCGTTCACTGTGACCGATCGACCTGTTACCCACGTAATCGGCTCGATGCTGCCTTGGTTGCCCCAAGTCTCCACAGCTGACCTTGGTCATGGGGGGCGAGAGTTTCGTGACATCAACGACGCCCGAAGACATTTGAGCTACCTCCGGCTTCCCAGGCGCTAAATGTCGTTTGACGCGTACGGCCGCGCAGTAACCCGGCTGAACGTCGGCTCAAAGTTCGCTGCGAATACCTTCAAGACTGCGTCGATCCCGCCAGCAGCGCCGCGCAACGTCCGCTTTGATGCCGTCCTTGCACCGCGGTAGTGTCCGCAAATGGGCGGTTTCCGCCATCGCCGTTCGGGGGTGCCGGTATCGCTCAGCGGTAGCAGCCCTTGAACCTAGGCGGGATTGAAACTGCCGTTCGGGATAGGGGCGACCAGCCTTGGCTCAGTCGCCAGCTCACCCCGTCTCGTAACCTGGATCTGCTTGCACCATTCGATGTGCGTAGCGGGTATTGAGTCGATGACAGCGACCTCGTCTTGATGCGAGTATTGGTTCGGTAGAGTGAAGTTGCGTACTGATTTGCGTGGGCGATTGGTCACGATCTTGTAGAGGTTCTTTACGCCCGGTCCACCGAACGCAAGCGCCGCATAGGGACTGACTGTGGTGCTTATGTAAGAGCTTGGCTGGTTCTCGTTGACATAGTCGATCAGATCAACTCGCCGCCCCGGCGCATGCGCGGTAAAGCCGGTAGCGAAGATCGTCGCCCAAGGTCTTCCGTCAACACGATAGAGCGTCTGAAAGCTCTGGTCGTTGAACGCGGCAGCGTCGTTGTTTGGCATTTGCGATCCCTTCGAACGAACAGTTAGCTGATCCGAGACGCACCCGGATTTCAGATCGCCCTCTGAACGTTGCAGCGGTAAGACGGATCGCTCTGCCCACTTGAGAGCGGTGTTGGCGGCCGCGCCTGAGCGGGGTCGCGAATCGAGGTCTAGCTGGTTCCCAGCTTCAGCCGTGTCGTGACCTACGATCGCCCAAAGCATGAGAAATCTCGGCAACGATCCAGCGCTATGCATCACAAGCGTCATCCCGTCATCAGAAGGTGTAAGGGTAACGCTTATTCCTTCTGCGACGAGGCGTAACGCGGCGACCGAGCCGAGGCGGCCAAGCCCTTAGCGACCGTTTGCGCATCATCTGGTAGTGCTTGCGACCAGGCACCGAGACTCGGGGAGCAGGGCATGCGAGTGGACATCGTCGCAGCCGCCGCAACCGCGGCACTACTTTATCTGCCGGCTGCAGCGCAGCAGGCCGGCTCGACGGAGGCTGGAGCTATCCCCGGCCCCGCAGACCCACTGGGCGCGGAGTTGCACAGGATCCGGATGAAGGTTCACCAACGACTTGGAGAGTTCAAGATCCAATCCGGCACAGGGTTGGACCGTGAACGGCGGAAGGTGATCGTGCAGGTTGCCGATCCGAAAGCCGTAGCTAAGGTACTAGAACCCCTTGGCTTCAACAGGCGACTGATCTTCGAGCAAAGGACGGCTTTCCCGCGCCCGATGCCCGCGCCTCCACGCTGACCTTTCTATGATCGCGGATCAGTCGTCTCCAGCTTCACCTGAGTCTGGAACCCGCGATCACCCAAGGCATGGGATACCTCGGCGACCACCCAGCGCTGGGCATCGATCACCGGCTTGTAGCCAGCGACCGTCACCGGCTGTTCCGGGCTGATGTCTGCGCGCCCGAGCGCAAGATTTAGCGCCAGCGTGCGCGGCTGACGGGCGGCCCGGCTGTTCTCTGCCTTTGCCGCCGCCTCGGCGTCTGCTTCGGTGGCATAGGTGCGGGACAGCCTGCGTGCGCCGTCCGACTTGCCGACCGTCACCGTCTTTTTCTTCGCCGCGCCGCGATCGTGCCAGCTGGCGGTCACGCCGGTGACCTCCTCCTGCTTCTGCACCTGGTAGTCGTGCCGATCACCGTCACGGCGGCGGATAGTGAGCGCCGGCAGGTTCACGCCCGAGATCGTCGCCGCCTTGCCGAGCGGCGCCAGCACCAGGTTGCCGCGCTTGATGGTCGCGGCAGCATCGTGATCGCGGCCCAGGCGACGCAGGAAGGCGAGGTCGCTTTCCCGGCTCTGAGCCTTGGCGGTGATCGCGATCGATGCGAGCGCCGGCGCGCAGCGCGGCGTCAGGCCGTGCGCCTTGGCAAAGTCGGCGACGATCGCGCCCAGCGTCGTGCCGCGCCAGCTGCGTTCGCGGCGCACACGCATGGCGCCGGTAAAGTCGGCGGCGCGGGCGCGGACGGTGATCACGTCGGGCGGGCCGGTGTGGGACACCTCGTCCACGATGAAGGTGCCCTTGTCGACCAGGCCGACCGTCACGTCGCTGCCCTGCTTCCAGCCCAGCTGTACGCGGATCCTCGCGCCGGTGCGGGGCAGGTTGAAGGTACCGTCGCTGTCGTCGAGCACCAGGTCGAGCTGGTCGGATTCGCTGCCGCGCTTGTCGGTGATGCCAAGCGAGATCAGGCGCGGGCGATTGCCGTTGCCCGGAACGCGGTCGCGCAGCCGGGGCGTGACGTCGACGCCGTCCACCTCCACCCGATAATCAGGGATGTTCGCGATCATGCCGGCTGCTCGCTGTCGACCCGCAGCAGCTCGATCTGGAAGTCGATCGCGCGCGGGGTGCCGTCCGGGAACAGCGCCTTGTGGCGTTCGTCCAGCGTCTGGATGACGAAGGCGCCGAAGATCATGCCGGCGCCGTCGACCAGCGGCCAGGCGTCGCCGCTATCGGCCATGGCGCGCAGCTGATCGAGACAGGCGCGGCCATCGGTCAGCTCGGCATAGGCCGTGCCGCCGATCGAGATCGTTTCCTCGCCCGGGCCGACATACTGCGTGGCGTCACGCTGGCCGATTCGCTGCGACGTCGCGTGGCGCCAGGCGGTGCGGCGCGACAGATCCTCATGGGCGAGGGTGTCGAGCGAGAAGGGGAACATGCCCAGCGACATCAGCATCAGACGCTCCAGTCCGGATTGTCGGCGAAGGCCGAACGGTCGTTGGCAGCGCGGCGGGATTGCGCGCGGTCGAGCGCCTTCTCCACTTCGTCGGCAATCTCCTGCGGATCCCGGTTGGCACCGTTGATGTGGATCGTGACGGTCATGGGCGCGGGGGCAGCGGCACGCGCCGTCGCTGGCGCGCTGCCGGCGCCAGGCGCAACGCCAGCGACTGCCAGAGCGGGCGTCGCCGCTGTTACCGCGAGGGCTTGCGTCAGGTCGCGCGACAGCCGCGTCATGCGTCCGACCGGCGCGTCGGCATCGTTGTCGATGCCGTTGTGCAGCCCCGCCATGAGGTGGCCGCCATAGGCCATGAACACGCGCGAGGGCGACTTGATGCCCATCGCTCGCGCGAAGGCTCCCCCGAGCGTGGTGGCGACGTTGGTGATCAGCTTTAGCACCCATCCGACACCGGAGAGGATACCGCGACCCAGCCCCTGGATCAGGTGCAGGCCCATCTGCGAAAACCGCAGGTAGAGCCCGCCCATGAAGCCGAGGATGTTCAGCAGCGGCTGCACGACGGGACCGACGATGCCGGCGAGGAAGGCGACGCCGGCCATGAAGCCAGAGCGGATCGCGCCCCAGTTATCGTAGACCGCTTTTGCCACCAGCATCAGCGCCGCGACGGGCGGCATGAAGATGACCAGGGCACCCAGCAGCAGGTTGCGGATGAACGCCCAGTTCGAGGTGAAGGTCGAGCGGATCCGCTCCCAGATCCCGCCAAAGAAGCCGGTGATCGCGCCCCAGTTGTTGTAGACCTGGTACGCGCCATAGGCGAGCAGCGCGACCGCGGCGACGACGGCCAGGACGATGCCGATCATCGGCAGCATCGCGATGCCGGTGGCGGTCGACAGCGCGCCGAACAGCGCCATCGGCCCCATCATCGCCGCATAGGCCAGGGTCAGGAGCGCGGCGGCGCCCATCATGGCGGTAATCGCCACGGTGCCGACGACGATTGCCTTGGTGAGCGCGGGATGGCGCTGCGACCAGTCGCCCAGGCGCGACGCCATGGCGGACGCGTTGCCCAGCAGATCGTTGACGGTGGGCAGCAGGACGGTGCCGAGTTGGATGGCGAGCATCGCTGCGTTGACGGTCAGCTGCTTGGTCTGCTCGGCGCTGTCGCGCATGCGCTCCGCAAAGTCGGCATCGGTGGTGCCGCCGGCGTTCATAGCCTCGGTACGGATCCGCCGATATTCTTCCATGTTCTGGATCAGCGGGCGCAGGCCCTGCTGCACCTGGGCATCCTCGAACAGGTAGCCGAGCCGCGACAGGTCGCCCTTCAGCGTCTTGTTCGTCAGCTCCGAGATGGCCTCGATCGGAGTCTTGCCGTCGGCGTACATCCGCTTCAGCGACTTCGGCAGATCCACGCCCATCTTCTTGAACGCGCGGACCGTCGCGGGCGAGCTGATCTTCTGGAGGATGTTGCCGAGGTTGGTTGCCGCGCTGGCGCTGTCGCCCGCGCCCTTGCGCGTGATCTGGAGCGCGGCCGCGATGTCGACGCCCGCAGCCACTCCGGTCTGTCCCAGCCCCTGATAGGCGGCGGTCAGCGAGGGGAAGTGCTGCGCCATGTCCTTCACTTCGAAGGCGCCCGCCTTCCCCGCGGCGGCCATGCCATCGATCATGCGCCCGGTTTCGTTGAGCGCGATTTTCAGGTTGTCATGCGCCGCGAAGCTTGCGGCGGCGAGATCCGAGATCTCGGCCTTGTAGGCGGTCGCCGCGCGCCCGATCGGCTGCATCATCGCGGTCGCCTGTCGCGGATCGAGGCCGAAGCCCGACAGCGTATCGACGCCGCCCTGCATCGCCTCTGGCAGCTGGTTGGCGGCGCGCGCGGCCTTCAACAGATCCGCGCCCATGCGGCCCGTCGCGGCGCGGGTGAGGTTCGCCTTCTGACCGATGTCGGTCATCTTCGATTCGTATTCCTGCGCCCCCTGGATGCCGGCGACGATCGGCAGCGCCATGGCGCCGGCGGTCGCGAGCATGCCCATGCCGGCGCCGGCGACGTTGCCGGCGGCGCCCATGGTGCGGCTGAACCGATCGCGCGCCGCGCCCATGCGCTGCTCGCGGTTGGCGACCCGCTCCAGGCGGCGTTCCTGCTCGGCCAGCTCGCGGTTGGTGTTGGCGTAGCGGTCGGCCAGATTGCGCTCGTAGCCCGCCAGGTCGCGGGTGTTGGCGCCGGCCGCCTGGAGGGCGGTGCGCAGCTCGCGCAGCTGCTGCACGTCGTGGCGGTGGCTGGCGGCCAGCTGCTCGGCCGCGCGGGTCACTTCGGCAAACTCGCGCTTCATTGCGCGGGTAGGCTTAGCGGTCTGCTCGATCTCGCGGCCGAGCGCGGCGGCACGCTGTTCGGCCGCTCGCATCGCCGTGGCCGACGATCGCATGCCCGCGCGCAGGGTGGTAAAGCTGTTCAGCTGTTCCTGGGCACGGTCGACTTCCCGCAGGCGCTCGCGCGTGCCGCGTAGCGCCTCGGTGGCAGCGCGCGAGCCGCCGGCGATGTCGCGCAGCGGGCGGCTGACGCGGTCGCTTGCGGCAAGCAGCATGCGGATCTTCATGTCGCGATCGGCCACGTCACTTTTCCTTCTTGGGCGCGCGCTCGGCCGCCAGGCGATGCCAGTCCATCAGTTCGGGGATCGACATGGCGGACATCGCCTGCAGGTCGGGCTGGCCGCGCAGCACCCACCAGATGTCCGCCATGATGGGCTCTACTCGGTCGGGGAGACTGCCTGCTTCGCGCTCGACGGCAGCAAAAAATCCAGAACTTCGAGGTGGAACTGGGTCAGGTCGGCCGGGTCCAGCGCGGCGAAGTGCTGCTTGGACAACTGCGGCTTGGTGATGCGGGCGGCCAGCGATTCGAGCGAGGTATAGTCGCCCTGGATGAGCGGGTTGACGGACAGGCCGCGCATCTCGCCGGCACCGGGCTTGCGCACTTCGATCTGGGTGCCGGCATCATGCACGACAGCGCCCGCGACGGAGATTGCAGCCTGAAGGGCGAAAGTGGAAAAGACAGCAGACATGGGGTGATCCTAGATGCGGGGAGAGGGGCGGCCCCGGCGCGCGGCCGGGGCCGGTGATCAGAAGCGGCCGAGGGCGGCGCGGTGCGCTTCCATGCGGTCCACACCGCCGATGCGCTCGATCGTGTTGAGGACGTCGATGTAGACCAGCTCCTCGCCGTCGCGGGTGAGCTGGTAGAAGACGACGGCAGTCTTGCCCTTCATCTCCGTGTCCTCGCCGGGCTTGCTTTCGCCCATGTCGATCTCTTCGTGGCGACCGCCGAGGATGGCTTCCCAGCTGTGAACGGCGCCGGTCGCATCGTCCTGGGCGGCAGCGGTAAACCGCATCTGGATGCCTTCGAGCCGTTCGTGGCCGAAGCCCATGATCAGATCGCGCACCCAACCGCCGCAGGTCCATTCGGCCTCCAGCGCCTCGCCGCCCATGTCGACCTTGACCGGGCGGTCCATTCCGCCGCCGCGATGCTCCTCCAGCTTGCGGCCAAGCTTGGGGAGGGTGACCGAGGTGTGCTCGGCAACCCAGCGGCCGTCGACGAACAGATCGGCCTTCTTCAGTTTTTCGGGGAAGCTCATGTGTCGATTCCTTTCGGGAGGTCAGTGGCTGCCCGACGCGGTCCACGCGGCGTAGAACAGCAGGGCGAGGACGGCGCAGGCAGCGATCGGCGCGACCAGGACGACGATTGGTGCGGCCCACCAGGGCACGACACCGCAGCCCCACAGCACCGCAGCGACGACGACGCCGAAGATCAGGAGCGCGACCAGGAGGCGGTTGGGGATCTCCATCGCTCAGCCGTTCGCCACGAGGTCGGCGAAGTTGGCCAGGAACTCGTCGCTGATCTCCTGGACGAGGTTCAGCCGCTCCAGCGGGGGTACCGGCGTGTAGCGGTAGCCGATCGTCAGGATGCCCGTGCGCAGCTTGTCGACCGGGTTCTTGGCCCCATCGAACACGGCTTGGGCGCCGAAGATCACGCCCGCCTGTTTCATCGCGCGGAACTTGGCGTTGCACTGCTCGACGATGTCGCGGGCCAGGCCGGGGGTCAGCGGCTTGTCGATCGCCCAGACCAGACCGCCCGCGATGGTGTCGGCCAGGATCTGGGCGGTGCGGGTTGCGGACTCGAATGCGAAGTTCGCGTCGCCGGCGGTGGTGCGCGATCCCCAGAAGCGCAGCTCGCCGTTGATCCGCACCAGCGTGGTGACGTTGGCCGCGTTCAGCACGTTGGCGTCGCAGTCCGGATCCTGAATGTCGAAGGTGACATCGCGCTCGATGCCGACGACGCCGGTGCCGGCGGTGACGGCGGGCAGGGGCACGTTCGACAGCGTCTTGTGCCAGCCCTGCTCCTGGTCGATCAGCGCGCGCATGGCGACGGCGTGAGCGGCGGCGAAGCTGCGCACGGTGGCGGCGATGGCGGCCAACGTGGCAGCAAGCGTCCCGCCAGCGCCGGCCGCGACGACCGCGGCGTCGAGGTCGCGGACCAGCACCGGCCGGTCGAGCGGGAAGGCGTCCGCAGCGGCAGCCGGGGCGGTGGCGACCAGGCCGATCACGGCGGTGGCGACCGTCGCGATGGTACGCGAGGTGTTGGAGACTTCGGTCAAGGAAATGCCGTGGTGGTAACGGTCGGCCATGGGTGGTCCTTTCAGAATGCGCTGGCGGCGCGAACGGGGATGGCGAGGGTGAGCGGAGCGCCGACGCGGGGGCCGTCGAGGCGCTTGCCGACGATGCGCAGCACGGCGCTGCCGACGATGTCGCCGGTTTCGACCGTGATGCGGGTTGCGCGGATCCGCGGCTCCTGGCGCATCAGGGCGAGAGCGCCGGCCGCGACCAGCGCCAGGCGCGTGCGATCGTTCAGCGGCTGATCAAGCAGTTCGGGGATGTGCGAGCCGTACCAGCGACGGCCGATGCGGGTGCCGAGCGGCGTGCCGAGGATGTCCTGCACCGACTGGCGCAGATGCTCGATGCCCTCCAGCAGCTTGCCGGTGGCGGCGTTCATGCCGATCATTGCGGCGGACCCGAGATGGCGCCGCCGGCCTGCACCTTGGTGTGGACGTGATCCTTCAGGCTCTTGCCGGCGCCGACGACGTCGTCGGTCGCGGTGAGCTTGCCGGTGATCTCGACGTCGCAGTTGATGCGGATCTTGCCGGGGGCAATCGACCAGCTGGTGCCATCGCCAAGCGCCACCATGGCTTCACCGGCGCCGGGGTCGTAGCCGATCCAGGTGCCGTCCGCGAAGGCGATATGGGTGGTGTCGCCGCCGGGTGCCGGGTGGGCGTCGGAGAAGATGCCGGGCAGAACGATCGCGCGTTCGATGTCGCCTTCCGGGGACAGCACCGCGACCTGCTCGCCTACGCTTGGCGGCGACCAGATGGTTGCGTCACCGGCACGCCCAGCAAGCCAGGGGATGGGGCCGCTTTCGAGATCGCCGATAGCGACACGGCAGGTCGCGCCGGCGCGTTCGATCACAACGCCTTCGCGCAGCAGGTCGCCGATCAGGCGGGGGGTGTCGACAGGTTCGGCCACGCAAGCGACCATGCGCGGCCCGGCGGCGGCGTCACGGGGGACGCAATCGTAGAGACGCACTCTACGATTGCGCCCGCGTAAGCTCAGGCCGCGAGTTTGGCCTCGATCCGATCCATGCGCCGGCGCTGGTAGGCCGCCTCAACCGCAAAGGCTTCGGTGTAACGGACGCCCCACAGCTCACCGGCCGCCCGGATCAGCTTGCGGCCGGCTTCGCGCACAAGCACTCGACCCGCTGGCGTCTCGACGACGGGCTCGTCACCATCGAAGACGTGCCGGTTATCCTCATCGAAGGCATAGACGGCCGCCCGCTCCTCGTACTCGTCCTCCCATTCCTCCCACTCTTCGTCCCAGCGGTCGAAGCAGAGCAGGCCATAACGGGTGCCGTCGATGCCGTGCGCCAGCAGCGCGTCGCGCACCTGCTGCGCAATCACCCCGGTGTGGATGCGGGCCTCGTCGCCCTTCGCCTCGATCGCATCGACCATGCGAAACTGGCGCCATTCAACATCCGCCCAGGCGTCGAGCAGCGCGTCGTCGATCGGCAGGATGTCGGCCTTGGCTCTTTCATCCGACGTGTTGATGGTCGGCGTGGCACCAAAGATCTGCCTGAAACGACGCGGCCCCGACCCAAGGTCGATTGCATTGTCTGCTCCCGGCAGAACCGCCGCGCTTTGCACCAGCAGCTTGGTCTCCCAAGTCGACGTCGCCGGGTTCCAGAGGTCGGACTGCATCTCGCCGACCACGGAAGCGTTCGCACCGCTGCGCGCAGCGTACCGGGCCACGGGGTGGGGCGTCACGCCGTCCGCCTCGTAGCCGACGTTGACCTGCAGAGCAGAGCCGCGGCTCGTGCCGATGTTGCCCGTGTTGTGCAGGGTCGCCTGCGCGCCAAGCCCGCTGACGCCGCCCGTGGCTGCGAGCGAAGCCCCGGCGAGGCCGTTGCGGCCATAGATGCGAGCGCCGGTCGGCCCGAGGTATCCGCAGTTGCCGTAGATCCCGCCGGCGTCACCGCTCAGCAGGCCGCCGATCACCCAAGTCTGGGTATCGACCGCGCTGGTGACCACCAGCGGCCCGCTACCACCCTCGGTGTAAGGGTTGACCCACACGACGCGCCCAGTGTTGGATCCCGACACATAGCTGCCGCCGTGGAGGTACGGCTTGCCGCTGACCCAGTCGTCCGCCTGGGTGGTCGCGTCGCCCTTGAGCCACGCAGATCCGGTCCCCGGCGCTTGGGTGGACGCGAGCGTCGGGTCGATGCACCACCAGCGGAAGCCGCCATAGTAGACGAGGCCGTCACGGCCCGCATTCGCGGTCTGTGGCGTTTCGTGCACGTTCCCGAGGAAGCCGAACTCGCCGATGCAGGGACCGCCATGCATCGCGCCGTTCACGCCGGTCGAGCGCGATGCGTTCATGTCGGCGCCCTCCCACCACAGCGGGGAGCCGGTGAGCTGCTCGGCGCGAATGACGCTGACGGTCGATCCGTTCGCATTGCCGACCACGAACGGGTTGGTACTGACGGCGGTCGCGCGACCATAGATCGCGTGGCCCATCGTCCCGCGGATGCGCAGGTACTGCATGACGCCGCGGCACTTGTGCCAGATCGAGTGCTCAGTGAGATTCGAGCCGTCGTAGGGGATGCGATCGGCCTGCCCCATGACGATCTCGATATTCGCGATCATGAAGCCGTCGGCGGACGCGGTGGTTGCGCGCGTCTGGATGAAGGGCGTCTTGCCGGTCTCGTCGGCATTGGTGTTGTAGCGATGGAAGAACCAACCCACGCAGCCGCGGTCGAACCGGACGCGAGTCGTGTAGATCCCGGCCTCGGCGCCGGCCCGACCCAGGATCATCACCGTGCGCAGCACGTTGATGCACTTGCTCGACCGATACTTGCCTGGGAGCCGGATCAGGTTGAAGTAGTTGACCGCCCGCTGGAGGTACGGCCAGTCGTCGTTGCCCCTGTTTGCGCTGTTGGCAGAAAACCGTCCGTCGTCCGCGAACGCACCGAGCATCTCCGGCGTGCCCTCGTCGCTCGGGATGAACCACGTCTTCGCGCCACCGTTCGTGGTGATCCACTCCATGCCCTTACCGACTGGATCCAGGGGCTCCATGGAGGCGTCCCAGAGGAACATCTGGTGCGGCCCTTGTCCGTGCCGGCGAAAGCCGGAGAACTGGATGCAACCGACCCCATCCGGGATCGACATATCCGCATCGACTTCCGTGCGAAGTCCGACCGACATCACGTTGCCGCCGGGAATGCCCCGCTCGCCCTTGTACCAATATTGCAGGAACGGGACGATGAGCGCGCGCAGCGACGTCATGGTCGCACGGCGGGTGGACGCTCCCTGGACGATGGGCAGGAACTCGTCGCCGGTAAGGTGTTCGACAACGTCGAGCGCGGTGATCTTGGCCATAAAGGTCAGCGTCCGATTACAAGGAGGTTGATGCCGTCGATGCGGCGGTCGTTCTGGTCGTCCGCCTGCACCTGGACGAGGCAGGAGGTGCGGCCGGGATCGCCGCAGACCTGGGCACCGCCGTCGCGGGTCGTGCTGGCGGCCGAGATGTAGGCGCCGGCCAGGGCGAAGACGGCCCTGTCGGGGAAGGCGACCGGATACGGAATCGTGACCAGGGGTTCGTCGATCAGCAGCGCGCGGTAGTTGATCAGCTGAATGATCCATCCGCCGGGCAGCACGATGAGGTTGTCTCCGGCCCCGAAAAGCGCCTGCAAGCCGCCGAAGCTCGCGGGCGTCAGCGCGGCATTGTCCGCAGTGGCAGCGAGCAGCTGCGCCGGGGTCGCTGCCGGAACCGAGATCGTCTTGTCGGTCGCGAGAGTGCCGCCGCCGAGCGCCAGTCCGCCGGTGTCGATGCGGCGGGCGAGCGGTACGCGCGCAGCGATCGAGGCGAGGACGTCGGCGATGCTGGCCGGCGTCAAGGCCTTGGTAGCCAGCGTGCCGGCGTTCGCTTCGGCCGCGGATGCTGCCGGGACCGTGATGGTGCGGTCGGCCGACAAGTCGCCGCCGCCCGTGGCAAGGCCAGCGGTGTCGATGCGGCGGCCGAGGATCGAGGTGGCGAGCGCCGACAGGCGCTGCGTCAGGGTGCGCGGGGTAACAATCCGCACGGTGTCCGCGCCAGCGTCGACCTCTGCCTGAGTTGCCAGCTCGGCGACACCCTTGGTCTCGGTGGTTGCCGGCGGGTTGAGGAAGTTCGTGTCGCCGAAGCTGAGCGCGGCCACCTGGTCGGTCGGGAAGGCGATGTCGAGGGCGAGGTGCATCTCGCTGACCGTCGACTTCTCGAACAGCGGGGTGTCGTGGCAGTAGGCGGCGAGCAGCGTGCCATCGGCGAGGAACAGGCCGAAGCCGCGCACCGTGTAAGCGATGGCTTCCGCGTCGCGCACGACCATGTGCACGACGTTGTCGCCGACCGCCTCACCCGAGACGGTATCGACCTGGCGAAACTGGCCGGGAAGCCGGGTGAGCGTCGGTGCGGCAACGAACGGCTGCGCGGTGAGCCCGATGCGCGCGACCTTCAGGTCGATGGCGTCGCCCAGCTGCGCGGCGGTGAACCGCGCCTGGCCCGCCTGGGTGATAACGAGGACGAGCTTGCTCATGAGGCGGTGTCCAGAAAGGCGCCGGTTTCGGCCTGGAGAGGTTCGCCATCCTCGGTCTGAAGATAGAAGCCCCAGGCGGGCGAGGTGTCGAAGTCGGGGGTGGTGTCGGCGCGACGGACGTCGACCAGGCGGCCGGCGCCCTGCAGGCCAACCGCGCTGGTGAGGGCGAGCGTCTGCGCGAGGATGAAGTGCTCGCGAGCCGGCTTCACGCGCGTGACGTCGCGCACGATGGCCTCGGCGAAGGCGGCGGTAGCGCGGCGGCCGCCGGGTTCCACGCCATCGCCGGCGATAGGCAGGCGGACCTCGAAGGTGTTGGGGGCTGCGCGCGGCGCCGCCTGGTGCCATTCCACCAGCTCGGCCAGATCGTCGAAGCGGCCCAGGACCGTCTCGACCGACGCGCGAGTTCCTTTTATCCGGTGCAGCGCGATGGATTCCGCGATGGCGCGGCGCTTCTCGGCGTCGGTCCAATCGGGATCCCAGTTATCGACCGACAGCGCCCAGGCCAGCCATGGCAGCAGATCGGCCGCGAGTGTTGCCGGATCCCATAGCTGGTCGATCGGGACGGGCACGTCACCGATGCGCGCGGTTGCCGCTTCAACCGCACGTTCGAGCCGGGTGGCGTTGGGCGGCAGCAGGCTATTCGTCATAGCCGCCGTGCGCGATGATGATGCCGGTGCACCAGGCCGCCTGAGTGGCATCGCAGACGATGTCGGCGACGGGCGACGCCAGCACGACGCGCTGCACGCCGGGAACGGTGAGGGCGGCATAGAGGCCAGACATGGTGACGTCGCGGCCCAGCAGCCGACACTCGGCAAGGTATCGGTCGAGCTGCGCGCGGGCGGCGGTCAGCACCAGCGAGCGGTCAGGGCCTGCGAAGGTGTAGAGCGTCGCGTCGATCGCAAAGTTGCGGATCTCGGCGCTGGCGACGGTGACCAGGTCGCCGAGCGGGCGAACCTCGCGCGCATTCACGCGACGGCGGACAGCGTCGAGCAGCGCGGCCGGGGCGGCGCCGTCGCCGCCGCGTGCCAGGACCGTGACCCGCACTTCACCAGGCGCCGGGGAGATGGCGCTCGCATCGAGGACGCCGGCGTCGGCCGACTTGGCGTGGAACACATAGGCCAGTTCGGGGCCGGCGACCGAGAAGCCCTCGGGACCCAGCACCGCACGCTGGCGCAGGGACTCGTCGTCTTCATCGTCGGTCAGCCGGGCAACGCTGACCAGTGCCGCCAGGTGATCGAGGTTCGGGCCCGTGGCATAGGCGACCATCAGCTGGCGGGCGGCGTCGTTGAAGCCCTGCCGCAGCAGCAGCTCGCGGTAGGCGACCACCTGCAGGAGCTTCACCACCGGGTCGCTTTCGACCAGCGCGTCGAAGCCGGGCAGCAGCGGGCGTAGGGTCGCGATCAGCTCGGCGAGGATCTGTTCGAACGTCAGCTGCTCGACGATCGTCGGCGCGGGCAGGCGCGACAGGTCGATGGCGTTGGAACTGGTGGCGGCGGCGGTGGACATCGCCGGCCATGTCGGCGGCGGGTGGCAGCAGCGACTAGGGGGGCGCAATCGTAGAGAGGGACTCTACGATTGCGGGAAATGGTCCTTGGATCGCTACGGCCGCCAACGCTCAAGTCGGGGCGTTGGCCTTGCGTCAGCCGCTGCTGGAAAGCAGTTGGCCAGCATTGACGGGTTTAACGAGCTTGAAAGTCGCGCAACTGATCCCAGTCCTTAGCGGCGCCGCCCTCGCCACTCCCCTCTTGTTGCCACAAAACGTAGGCGCGCTCACGTAGATGCTCATCGAGAGCACGTGCCCAATATTCGTCTGCCCGCCCTTCTGGACGGCCTTCCTGTTCCCAAAGGAAGTAGGCGCGTTCTCGGACTTCTTGTTCCAAGCCGAGCATTGTTTCTGATGAGCTGCTTATCTGGTCTCCGAAGGCATGCATCTGGCCCCCACGACTGATGTGTATCCGAGCGGTGAGGCTTTGGAGTTCGGCGTTCGGGACCAGCTGCCCGTGCGCAGCGGCCTCCAAGGCCCTCGCCTGGTATTCGGCGTCGCTCGCAGTTCCACCGGATTCGTCGAGCGTGATGGGGTAAGTGTGAATGATCCGCCCATTGCTGTCCAAGACGTCAACTAAACGCTCTGCCATCACCTGCATCCTCAACTGTGTCGCCCACCGGAAACCATACCGCGCTGCACCTTATGCGGCGAGGGCTACCGGTGAGGGAAGGCCCTGCCGAATTGTAGCCAGCCTAGCTGCCGCGTGGGCCACTTTGCCCCACGTCGCGGCAAAAATTCACTTGCGTCAGTTGCTGAATGCTATCCCGCCGTTCCCACGCGCCACGGCAGTCCAGGCAACCGGGTCATGTCACGCTTGCAACGCAGACAAACGCTCGTGAAGTGGCCACGATCCCATCTGTTGAGCGACGGATCGGGGATGTGCCTTCCGAGGATTTGATGAAACAGGTCAAACATTGGCGTTTCTTTCAGGGCGCGGTTGGGCCAACCGCAGCGTTCTGCGGGAGCCTTCCATTATTTTGAAATCCACGTCGCACCCTGAGCATCGGTGCCAGGAGGCCGGACTAGGCACCTCTACTTGAGGCCCACGGCATACGCGTTACTGGGCCGGTGAGGACACGCTCGCCGTAGACTCGGGCGATAGTCGCTGCACCCTCCATGTTCATGAAAACGACGCGTGTGCCGCTCGGCTGCAACGGTTCGATCGCGCTGATCTGGACGCTGTGATTGGCCGACATCGCCGTCACCTCCGCAACGGTCGCGTCGATGTTCAGCGCGCGCGACATGGGATCCCGTCCCGTAGCGTCGCGACTGTCGCTGAGCGCTCCTGATGGCGAGCACCCACGTCCGAGGTACGTGAGGCAGTTGCTGGAATGGGAGGACGTTTAGGCATGCCGATTCCGCGTCAGAGCGGGAGCGCAAGCATCTCTCAGTCGCATCCTTGCTCGTGAACGAAGCGGAGCGATGGGTTCTATATGGGCGGCGGCCGCTATCCCCGCAAGTATCGCGTGCGTCGGACGTGGCGATCACACCAGCAATCGGTAACGGAGTGGAAATCGTGCAGCCTTGGTCGGCGGATGTGCTATGATGTTTCATCGTGCGTACCGCTCTGGGCAACCGCACCACTGATAATTTCGTGCTCGCGCTCAAAGGAGCCAGATCATGGACATCAACTATTTACTTCGCCGTGAGCAGCAATCGCTTGCCCGCGCCAAGTCGTCTCCGTCGCCAGCAGCCCGGGCTGCCCATCAGGCGTTCGCCGAGGCGTACGGAAGATTGCTAGTCAAGAGCAGCTACCCGCACAATCGCTTCCAAACGGACGATGAACGGGCGGTGCTGAGAGAAGATCGAGAACGCCGATCGATAGAACTCGCCAGCTCGCAAGACGATGAAGGGCCTGCGGCCCCTTCTGAGTTGGCGACCTAAGCGCGGTTTGGCTCTGGGGCGCTGTCGCTTGTAGGCAGCGCATCAAGAGTCGCGACGATAGCGTCGAAGCTGCCACACTCCTGAACGGGGAAAACCCGCTCCAGACAGCTTCCAACCGCATCGAGGTCTCGCCGCGTCAGAAACGCGACGGCCACAATTTTCTGAGGCAAAGATTATCTCCGATCAGGGAGGTAACAAGCGGCGCCACAGATCGAGCCGTTGCGATTCACTTTTAAATCGTCAGGCTCCAAGGCGGGAAACTTGGTGGCGTCGCCCGCCAGCGATTACAGGTGAACCTCAGCCCGGACAGGATGTATCGGACCATCGACCACCACGTGATGAGGCTTTAATTGCATCAGAATAGTATGTTCCCCGACCGTGATTTTTAGATCCAGTCCAAGCCTCAGATCTTTAACACCTTCCGGAGGAATGGCTTTGAACGGTGCGCTCAACATGTGGTGACCCTCATCTGAGCGAGAGCGCAAAATGGCTCTCAATCTTCCCCTTGCTCAATCCAACAGGGTGATTTTGCGAACATAGCGTAGGCCAAGCGTGATTACATCCCCTTCAAGGAAGCGGGGATTCTGGAGCTGAACTATCTCGGGTTCGCCCGTCCGCTAAACTGCTCACTCAGGAGATCACACGTCGTCCACCAGCGACGTAAGCAGCGCATCCAGCACCATCATCCGATCGGCCTCGCTGAAGCCAAGCAGCGTGCGGCGCGCGTAGCGCACCGGCTTGGCCTTCTCGGCCGGCTTGTCGACCAGGCCGTGTTGGTGGATGCCGGCGACGCGCGCGGCCTGGCCGCTGAAGCCGACCCATGCCTCGGTATCGCTGGCGTCTGCGCGCAGATACCGGGCGGATGCCAGCTTGCGGAACATCGCGGCCCGGCGAATGTGCCCCTTGCGGCGCAGCTTGCCGGCGCCGGCGTTCTGCATTCCCGGCTCCAGCGGCAGGTAGCGATCGACCTTATCGCGGTGGAAGGATCGGATGCCGCCCGCCTCGATGTCGAAGCCGGTCATCAGCGGGCCATCCCAGACCCAGCTCTTCATGAGGACTTCGCGCGGGTTCGGGTCGCCCTTGGGGTAGAGGAAGCGGACCGTGTAGGCGCCGCGCGTGGGTTCTGTACGCTTGCGGCGGGCCGCGAACGGGGCGCCGTCCGGATTCTGCTGGCGTCCGATGCGGGCGCGCTGGCTGGCCTGCACCTTCTTTGCCACGGATTGCAGCAGGCGGCGGCGGGCGTTGGCGTCCGTGTTACGCAGCAGGGCGCCCGCCAGCTTCTCGATCTCGATCAGGTCGTCGCTCATGGCGTCGGGTCGTCCGCCTCCGCGATCAGCGCTTCGACCAGCGAGACACCGCAGACGCCGGGGAAAGCATCCGCGATGGCCGGTTCGTCCAGGTGCCGCGTCGACCAATCCCTCGTGCCGGTGCGATCGACCAGGACGTTCTCGGTCAGCTCGATGTTGATCGACACGTCGGCGCTGGTCGCGTCGAGCAGTTCCGATTCAAACTCAAACGGCTTGTAGGGTGGCTTGTCGAGCAGGTCGGGCTGCTGCTCTGCAACCCAGGCGAGGATCGGCACCATGAGCGCGTCCACCTCGCCGGTGTAGCCCTCGACCACGACGTTGAGCGTATAGCCGTAGGTGAAGGCGAGGTTGCGGCCACGACGACAGGTGACCCCGCCGCGGTCGATGAACAGCTGCAGCTTCTCCGGCTGATCCTTCAGCGCGGTGGCGAGCAGCAGACGGCGCAGGCCCTCGGGCTTCTTCACCGGCATGCCTCCGGGTCGTGCCAGCGGATCAGGCGCACCAGCTGGTCGCCGCGGTCGCGCAGGGCACGCGCCATGCGGATCGCGGCCGAGCGGACGCCGGCGGGCATGGTCGCCTGGGCGTCGGTGGGGAAGCCGGCGGGCTGTTCGGGACAGCGCAGCAGGTCGGCCGGCGGCGTGTCGCGGATCTCGACGGCGACCGGCACCGGCTTTTCCACCGGCACTTCAACGGCTCGGTGCGCGCAGCCCGGCGACGTCGTTAAGAGCAGCGAACCAAGCGCGATCGACGCGACCCGTGCCGTCCGGCTGTGCTTCGACTTCGGCATTTGCGATCTCCATTCGTTCGGTAGCGGCCTTGGCGGCTTCGGCCGCGACGCGCGCGAGGCGGGCATCGGCGAGCAGTTTGCCGTCGTGTTCGAGCATGGCGCGCGCCAGGCGCTCGGCCGTGGCGCGGTCGGTCTCGCCCTTGAAGGCGACGGCGAGGTTGATGGCGGTGCGGCAGAGCTGGCCATCGGCGAAGGTGGCGGTCACCGGCTTGCCCGACGTGTCGGCGCGCTGCTCGCTGCCGCCGGCGTAGGGGGCGCCGGCGCCGGCGCAGGTGACATCGATCCACTGCGCATAGCGGTCGCGGGCTCGGTCGGCCTCGGCCCACTGGACGTAGATCCATGCGGCGGCAGCGCCGAGCGCGAGCAGGGTGAGCCATTCGCGCATGCGGGCGAGCTTGGTGAGAGCGGCTGCGATCATCACGGATCCTTTCGGGGGGTGAAGCCGCGCAGGCAGATCGCGCGCTCGCGCTCGCGGCGGTTGACCAGGCCCTGCACGACACGGCCGCCCGCCTTGTTCCACAGGACCAGGGCGTTGCAGCCCTCCGTCCAGCGCTTGGCGCGGAAGTGGCGGGCTGCGGTCGACGCGCAGAACTTCGGCCCGCCGATGTTGTAGGCGAGCGAGACGGCGGCGGGTGCCTCACGCTCGCGGCCGTAGAGCTGGGGCACGCAGGCGATGACTTCCTCGGCATGCGCGATCAGCTCGCGCTCCAGCATCGCCGTGCACTGCGCCTCGGTATAGCGCTGCCCGATGCGGATGCCCTTGGTGATGCCGTCGCAGGCGGTGGGCACGCGGACGATGTCGAGATAGGCGTCGAGGTACTGGCGGCCGGCGACGTGGCGGATCTGCATGTCGCCGGTTGGCGCCACCGTCGCTTCGACGGTGCGCCCGCTTTCGAAGAACGGCGTCACCGTGAACAGCGCGCCGGCGCCGAGCGCGGTGCCGATCACGCCGGCGAGGGTGCGGCGCTTGGGCGCAGGGGTAGGGGTGCGCGTGTCGGTCACGGCTTGTCCTTTCGAGCGGGGAAGAAGCGACCGACGATCAGGGCGGGCAGGCCGCCGATGACGTCGGCCGCGCTGGCGATGAAGCGCGGCGTGGATTTGAAGGCGACCATGCCCGCGCTGAAGCCGATGCCCTGCAGCACGAACGGGTCGAGGCTGGTGACAGCGTCGATGCCGCGGGCGGTAAAGAAGCTGACGGTGGTGCCGGCGGCGAACTGGATGCAGCGCTCCGACCAGGTCAGCCCCTTCTCATGGGCGAGGCTGACGGCGGCGCCGAGCGCGCCGGGCGACAGACCGACCAGGAAGGTCAGGAAGGAGTCGAGGAGGTCGGGAAGCTTGGACATGGTCAGTCCCAGAAATCGAGGAGCTGGCGCTCGACCGGCGCGGCCTGCGCGGCGGGCGGGACGATGACGGCGGTGCCGGTCGGCAGGATCGCGCCTAGGGCGGCGAGGCCAGGGTTGGCGGCGAGGACGGTGCCCAGCGCTTCCGGCCCCAGCGCGCGTTCGCGGTGCAGCAGCTGGTCGAGGGTGTCGCCCTGGCGCGCGTGAACGACGTCGGCCATCAGATCAGCTCGACCGTGGTGCGGGTGCTGCCGAGGATGTCGCGGATCGCGTGGACGGCATCGCGGCGCAGCTCGCCGATCGACAGATCGAGCGCCGAGGCATCGCGATCGCCCGCGGCGGTGGTGTCGAGATCCCGGTGCCGTTCGATCAGCTCCAGCTTGGTCAGTGCGCCGACCGCACGGCGGAAGGAGATAACCAGGCGGCTTTCTCCGCCGAACTTGCGCGCGGGCACCTCGGCGAGCGAGGCATAGCCGGCGGCCGTCTGCCGCATCGCCCAGACGCCGAGCTGGTTGTCGACCGAGATCAGCGCCTCAAGGATGGCAGCGCGCAGCCGATCGGGCGTGACCTTGGCGATGTCGCCCAGGCGATGTTCGCGCCGCAGCTGGGCGGGATCGATGGCGGGGTACCAGTCGTCGTCGATGACCGTCTCGACGGTATCGACGGGATCCGGAACAACCGAGCCGATGCAGCCGAAGCCGTTCATGCCAGCAGCCGGGCGATGACGGTGGAGATGGGCGGCATCGTAGATCCTCGAAAGAAACGGGGGTGGGGACCGGAGGATCGCGGCCCTCAGCCCGAAGGCCCTCCCGCGTCTTGCGATCCGCCCCCGCGCCGGGGGGGGGCAGCTGGTTAGCCGGTGGTGCCGGCGGGTTGCGGTTGCGCGGCGGCGAGGCGCTTCTCGACGCTGCGGAGAATGGATTTGACGCCGACCCGGTCGTGCAGGCTCTGCGCTTCCAGAAGCGCGGCGCGTGAGCGCTGCAGCGTTGCGAGCGTGTAGGCGTCAGCGTTGGCCGGGTGGCGCGCGGTGCGATCCAGCTCGGAACCGATCGCCTTCATGAGCTTGGCGCGGACCTGGTCGTGCATGTCGATGCCGTCGACCAGCGCTTCGATCTGCTCGAGCACTGCCAGGTCGAAGGGCTCGCCGGCGGCCTGTGCCTTGATGGCGGCCTCGGCGACTTCCTCAGTGATCAGCGTCGCGGCGGTGCGCTCATAGCGTTGGGGCATGGGAACATCGTGGCGCAGGACATGCTCGATCAGGGGCATGGCGCCGGCGAAATCGCCAACGTCGATCTTCCAGACCATGATGGTCGGCAGCACATCGCCGGACGCGCCGGCGCCCGCTTTGGCAGCGCCGGACAGCAGCCCTTCAACCCAGGCTGCATAGTCGGGCAACATCTCGCGCTTGGCGGCGATCTTCAGCGTGATCGACTGGATCTGCTTGAGCCGGCGCAGGTCGTGCGTCAGGCGCATCGCGATCTGGGCGGCGGCGGTCGACGCGGCGCGGCCGAGGGAAGGGGGTGCCACCGCCGGCAGAGCGGCGGTGGCGGTGCCGCCCCCATGCGGAAGGGTCGCGGCTTGTGCGGCCAGGATGCGTGCCTGGTGGCGTCGAGCGAGGCTCATTGCGACTTTCCGAGTGGGGGCGGATCAGGTGCGGGTGAAGCGGCCGATCAGGGTTCCCGTCGAAGTGCTACTTCGACGGGGTCCGATCAGGCGGCCGGCTTCTTGCCCAGGACGATGTTCTCGACGAGCGCGGCGATGCCGTAATCTTCGACCACGTAGCTTTCGTTCACCGACTGATAGTCGGCGATCTGCTCGTAATCGGGCTCGTCGCGCAGCTGGCGGCGGCGGGTGCCCTCCTGCACATAGATCGACAGGTTATCGAGGCGCGTGATCAGCAGCGCGTCGGCCGGGAAGAACGGCACCATGACCGCCGTCTTGCCGCCCAGCTGCTTGGGCAGGGTCAGGATGCGGTTGCGCGCCTCCACCTCAGTAGGCGTGTTGCCGGCGGTGTTGATGAAGTTCGAGAAGTGGCCGTGCACCAGGTCGCGGCCGACGATTACGACCAGGTCGGTATCGTCGCGGTTCCATTCGTCCAGCAGCTCGGTCGCGGTGAATACCAGCGCGTCGAGGTTGGCGAAGTCGGCAGTGGCCGTGTCGGCGTTGCTCGCATCGGAGTTGACCAGCTCGACGTCTTCACCGGCCGCGACGTAGATCGCCTTAGCGTCGGCCGCTGCCAACTCGCCGGTGTCCAGCACGCGTTCCGGCGCGAAGGTGCGGATCTTGTAGAGCCAGCCATAGTTGACGTCCTGCAGCAGCGGGAACTTGTCGACGTCGGTATTCTCGGCGCAGGCAACGCCGTTCCAACCGATCATGATGCGGTCACGGCCGTGCTGCTTGACGATGACGTCGCCGACCAGCTTTTGGAATTCCGGCTTGTGACGCCACTGGTCGAGCTTGGCATAACGGATCGCGACGTCGCTGTGCGTGATCTCGCAGCGATACTTGCCGCGGTCGCCGGTGTCGGTCGGATCGGTGGCGATGCGGCGCTTGCCCGTCTTCGGGTCGGTGCGCGTACGGCTCGCGATCGGGCGGGTGACGCCCACGCCGACCTTCTCGCCTTCCTGGGCGATGACGGGCACGACGTTGATCTTCTGCAGGAACTCGCTGGAGAGCTGGATCACCTCTTCCAGCTTCTGCTCGATCGCGGGTGCGACCGAGAACTTGACGGTGGTGTCGGTGACGCCGTTCAGCTTCGCCACCTGGGCGAGCAGGCCGTTGAAGAGCGGGCGGGTCTGGTTGTGCATGAGGTGGCTCCGGGAAAGACGCGGTTGGGGCGGTGAGGGACGGCCGAGCTGACGATCAGAAGTCGGTGAGGATCTGCGCGCCGCCGCCCGTGGAGGGCTGGCGCGAGAACTGCTGCGGTGCTTCGGTCGTCTCCAGCTTGCCCTTGACCGTGGACAGCTCGGTCTGGATGCTCGCGATGGTGGTGTTGACCGGCGCCAACGCAGCGGCGAGCGCCTGCGACATCGTCTCGCCCATCGCGGTCGCGAACGCCTGCAGGTCGTTGTCGTTGGCGGGCTTGGGCGGCTCGGCAGGGGTAGGGGGCGTCTCGGCCTGCTTGTCGTCGGACTTGGCGAACTTGGCCGCGAAGCTGTCGAACATGCCCTTCAGCGACGACACCAGGCCGGTCGGGTCGGCCGCATCGTCCAATTCAATCGAGGCTTCCTCGGCGGCGGTGAACAGGTTCGCCTTGTCCTGCTTGCGCGCGGCAAACGGGTTGGCGTCACCCTTGCCGGCCGCGAACTGCAGCATCTCGGTACCGAGGCTGGCGGGGTTGTCGGTGACTGCCAGGCCGACGAGGCCGGCCTTGCCGCTGCCGCCGAAGTTGGGCGAGATTTCGCAGCTGGTAAACAGCTTCTGCTTGGCGCGATTGACGGATAGCAGCTGGTCGTTGGGTTCGAGCTGGGCGAGCAGCGCCAGGCGCTTTTCCGTCTTGCCCGCGATCGAAAGCTCGATCTCTTCCGTCTTGAGCGCGGAGACGGTGCCGTAGTTGTTGAACGGCGGCTCGGGGCTGTAGCCGCGCAGGTGCTCGCAGTTGATGCAGGCGGTGTAGGTCGCGGGATTGTACCCGGCGGCCATCTGCTCGATCCAGTCGCGCTCGATCACGCGTCCGTCGGTCGTGCCGCCCTCGACGGCGATACGGAAGAACTTGCTCTTGGTGGCCATGGCAGATCGGTCCTCGGGGTCGGTTCGATGATGCCGGGACATCGCCGGCCGTTTGAGAAGCCGAACAGGGACCGAAGGCGCGCCGCTTCTCAAGCGTGCGCAATCGTAGAGACGCACTCTACGATTGCCGGCGCTCCGTTCGGGCGATCAGGCGTGGCTAGGCTCGCCGCATGTCGATCCTCGCCAACCCGCTTGCCCTGCATGCCGACCCGCTGACGCTTCCGGTCGAGGACCGCCGGCGCGCGGCGCGCAGCCTGTACTGGCGCGGGTGGGAAGTGACGCAGATCTCGGAAGAGCTGCAGGTCGCGCGCACCACCGTCCAGTCGTGGAAGGACCGCGGCAAGTGGGACGACGTGCCCAGCATCCGCCGCCTTGAGGACTGCCTCGAAGCGCGCTGGATGGTGCTGATCGCCAAGGAAAAGAAGACGGGCGAGGATTACAAGGAAATCGACCTGCTCGGCCGGCAGGTCGCGGGGCTGGCCAAGGTCCGCCGCTACGAGGAACCGGGCGGCCACGAAGGCGACCTGAACGACAAGGTCGCGAACCGGAACAGGGGCGAGCGCAAGCCCAAGGCCAAGCCGAACCACTTCACCGCCGAACAGGCCGCCGAGCTGAAGGAAATTTTCCTCAAGCAGCTGTTCGGGTACCAGGAGACGTGGTGGGCGAACCTGTCCCGCCGCACGCGGATGATCCTGAAGTCGCGCCAGATCGGTGCGACCTATTATTTCGCCTTCGAGGCGCTGATCGACGCGATCGAGAGCGGCCGCAACCAGATCTTCCTGTCGGCGTCGAAGGCGCAGGCGCACCAGTTCCGCAACTACATCATCGGCTTTGCCAAGCTGGTCGGCGTCGACCTGAAGGGCGACCCGACGCTGATCACCAGCGCGCTCCGCGACGAGGGCGAGGCGGCGGCCGAGCTGCACTTCCTGGGCACCAACTTCCGCACCGCCCAGGGGCGATCGGGCAACTTCTATTTCGACGAGTTCTTCTGGGTCCACGGCTTCGAGGAGCTGAACAAGGTCGCCTCGGGCATGGCGACCCACAAGCATTGGCGGAAGACCTATTTCTCGACGCCCTCGACCGTCGCGCACCCGGCCTATCCGTACTGGACCGGCGAGCGGCGCAACCGCCGGCGCAAGAAAGAAGACCGGATCGAGATCGATGTCGGCCATGCCGCGCTGAAGGATGGCAAGCTGTGCGAGGACAGCGTCTGGCGCCAGATCGTCACGGTGCAGGACGCGATCGACAAGGGCTTCGACCTGGTCGACCTGGACGAACTGCAGGACGAATATGCCGAGGACGAGTTCGCCAACCTGTTCGGGTGCGTGTTCGTCGACGACAGCCTGTCGGCGTTCCGCTTCAACGACCTGGTCAAGCTGGGCTGCGACAGCCTGGTCGATTGGGCCGACTTCGATCCCGAGGCAGCGCGGCCCTATGGCAACCGCCCGGTCTGGGCAGGCTACGATCCGCAGAACAGCGAGAACGGCGACAATGCCGCGCTGGCGATCATGGCGCCGCCGGCGTTCCCGGGCGGGCCGTTCCGGATCCTCGAACGTCACCAGCTGCGCGGGCTCGACTTCGAACAGCAGGCGGCGTTCATCCAGTCCGTGCTGTCGCGCTACACTGTGACCTATCTCGGCATCGACGCGACCGGCGTCGGCGCCGGCGTCCACCAGCTGCTCGCTAAGCCCGAGACCGGGATCCGCGGCGTCACCAAGATCGAATATTCGCTCGAGGTGAAGGCGGCCATGGTCATGAAGGCGCAGAACGTCGTGCGCCGTGGGCGCCTGGCGTTCGACAGCTCCTACCTCGACATCGTGTCCTCGTTCATCTCGATCAAGAAAACGCTGACCACCAGCGGCCGCAACCTCACTTTCAAGGCAGGGCGCGGCAGCGACGACGGCCATGCCGACATCGCCTGGGCGATCATGCACATCCTCATCAACGAGCCGCTCGACGGCAAGGAAAAGCCCAAGGGCTCCATGGAGATCATCGAATGAGCAAGCGGAGCGCGCGGCGGATGTCGCGGCATGAAGCGCAGGCGGCGTCGGCCGGCGCGATCGATCCGGCAGCGGCGGAGCGCAGCACTGGCGTCGAAGCGTTCAGCTTCGGCGAGCCGGAGGCCGTGCTTGACCGCCGCCAGCTGCTCGACCTGCTGGAATGCCCGCACAACAACCGCTGGTACGAGCCGCCGATCTCGCGCGACGGCCTCGCGCGGTCGTTTCGGGTGTCGCCGCACCATAGCTCCGCGATCATCTTCAAGCGCAATCAGCTGGTAGGATCGTTCATCCCTTCGCAGTGGCTGAGCCGCACCGTGTTCGCCAAGCTGGTGCAGGATTACCTGGTGTTCGGCGACTGCTTCGCGGTGAAGGTGCGCAGCCTGTCAGGTGCCACCCTGCGGATCGACTATTCACCGTCGAAGTACACCCGACGTGGCATCGAGGCGGGCCGGTTCTTCTACGTGCCGGGGGTGCCAAACGAGAGTGAGTTCGACCGCGACAGCGTGGTGCAGCTGATGCAGCCCGACGTGAACCAGGAGATCTATGGCGTGCCCGAGTATATCTCGGCACTCCAGGCGGCGCTGCTGAACGAGGCGGCGACCCTGTTTCGGCGTCGCTACTATCTCAACGGGGCCCACGCGGGCTATATCATGTACGCGACTGGCGACATCGATGCGAACGACACCGACAAGCTGAAGGAAGCGATGCGGGGCGCCAAGGGGCCGGGCAATTTCCGGTCGATGTTTGTCCATGCGCCCAACGGCAAAGAGAACAGCATCAAGATCATTTCGATCGCGGAAGCCGCGGCCAAGGACGAGTTCCTCGGCATCAAGAGCGCGACGCAGGCGGACGTGATGGCCGCGCACCGCGTACCGCCCCAGCTGCTGGGGATCGTGCCGGCGCAAGGGTCCGCGTTCGGCAACCCGACCGATGCGACGGCGATGTTCCGGCGCAACGAGATCAAGCCGCTGATGGCGGCGTTCCTCGATCTGAACGACGAGCTGGGCCTGCCCGCCGTCGCGTTCGAAGAGGAAGAGGCGGCGCAGGCCGCGTGACCAGCTACCCCGCCGGGCTTCGGCCTGGCGGGGGTTCCCGGATGGCAGTCCGGCAAACCGACGAGATCCAGCTCGCCACGACCAACGGCCATCGGCCATCCCGCACCCGGCATGTCGCCGGGCGCGAACCCCATAAGGCGAGCTTTTTACCCGTGTATCCAACAAACGTACGTCCCGTAGCACCCGCAGCCGGTTACATCGGCGGCAAGCGCAATCTCGCGTCCCGGCTGACCGCGATCATCGCCCAGGTAGACCATGACGGCTATGCCGAGCCGTTCGTCGGCATGGGCGGCATCTTCCTGCGCCGGCGGTCGCGGCCGCGCGTGGAAATCATCAACGACGTGTCGGGCGATGTCGCCACGTTCTTCCGCGTGCTGCAGCGGCACTATCCCTACTTCCTCGACATGCTGCGATTCCGTGTGGCGAGCCGCAACGAGTTCGAGCGGCTGAAGGCGCAGGCGCCCGAGACGCTGACCGATCTGGAGCGGGCGGCGCGGTTTCTCTACCTTCAGCGCCTGGCGTTCGGGGGCAAGGTCGAGGGGCGCAACTTCGGCGTCAGCTCGGGGCAGGCTGGGCGGTTCAACGTCACCAAGCTGGAGCCGATGCTGGCGGACATCCACGACCGCCTGGCCGGCGTCGTGATCGAGCAGTTGGGCTATGCCGAGTTCATCCGCCGCTATGACCGGGCTGGCATGCTGTTCTATCTCGATCCGCCATACTGGGGATGCGAGACGGACTATGGCCAGGACGTGTTCGGCCGGGCCGACTTCGCGGCGCTGGCCGACCAGCTCGCCGGCATCAAGGGCAAGTTCCTGCTGTCGATCAACGACACGCCCGGCGCCTGCGAGGTGTTCGGGCGGTTCCACCAGGTGCAGCTGCCGGTGACCTATACCGTCGGGGCAGGGGCGGCGAAGCAGGTCAGCGAGCTGGTGGTGGCGAACTTCGACGCGACCGCGCTATGCTCGCCGCGTGAGGCGGCCAACAACAACTGAGATCGAGCCGGCGGCGATCGGGGTGCTGATCGTCGCCGCCTTCGTGGCCGGGGTCGTCGGCTGCGTCTGATGAAGGTGGGTCTAGCGTGGCAGCAGTCAGGCGCTCAGATGCCACAAGCGGAGGTTTGTTGGTGACGCGCCCTCGCAGCTGTGCGCTCGAGTTCCATCCATTCGTTTGGCTTGAAACAGCCCTGAAAGCCGACGTTCGTTGTCGCGAAGTTGGTCATATCGGCATGAGCCGGGCGATCACGTCTGGTGGTACGGCCCGCGACAGCAGCGTTGTTTAGGATATGGCCGCTTAGGTCTCGGAGAAGCCTGCGCCTGCCTTTGCTTCGCATCATCCTGCCGAGTTCGTTCAATCATCGATCGACTCGCTAAGGCGCGCCATGAGCGATCCGAATGCCGCTATGATCGGGCGAACGCTCGACCGTCGCGGGCGCCCGGCGAACACGCCATACGCACTGCCGGCCATGCTCGGAGTCCACCAGCAACCTATTCCAGCACCCCCTCCTCAGGATCCCAGAGCGACAGCAGCCACAGGGTGATGCGCTCGGCCTCCGGACCGTTCAGCAGGCGATGCTCCAGCATCTGAAACGTCGCCCGCTTAAGGAAGTTACCGTCAGCGATGCCCTCCTGGATGACCACGTCAAGATAGTGTCGGATGGTGGCGACCAGAGTATCGCGGTCCACTGGCGGACCTCCCCTCGCCCAGTGGGCAAAATGAGTCATCCAGTTCGAAAAGTCAGCGTCGAGAACGTCTCGACGATAGCGGCGTCGGATGTCGAACACGTCGTCCCAGGTCTCGATGCGGTCCGCGTCGGATCCAGCGAGCCGGACGTCCCAATCGGGAAGCATCTCGGTGCCGTTGACGATCCGACGAAGAGGCTGGCTTCCGATCAGACTTACCGTCGCCTGCTGATCGCCGTAGGGGTCGAAGCATCGGCGCGGCGCTCCGCCGTTCCCGCGGAGCATGTCCTTGGCCCTCTTGAATGACTTGTTGCACCTCCCGCCGATCGGGGCAAGGTTGCGCATGTTCGCCCCGGCGAGTGGATACAGGCTAGCCGCAAGGTAGTGATCGAGGTCTTCGCGGGGACTTTCGCCATCTGGGGCGCTGAGCCGTTCAATGCCGCAGAAGCCGCAGACGTGTTCCCTGACACCCTCGTAGACCTGCCGATATTGCCGATCGCGGATTCCAAGATCAGTCAGAAGTTCGAAGGCCTTCTCGAACAATTGGGAGATGTCGCGCTTGAGCGCCGCTGGCTCGGCGCTGATCGCGGCTGGAGCGATCAGCGAGGAGAACACGGCGGGCAGGTCGTTCTGCTGCGTTATACAGCCACGCAGCGCATCGCGTTGGACGCCGTCGAGCGCGGCAATCGACGCCACTGCCGACGCGAGCCTTTCCCGAAGGCTCGTCTTCCTTCTGACTTCATCCTGATGCTGCTCCGGGAATTCGAGCAGCCAGTCCGTCATGGGCTCGGGATGAAGATCGAGGGCGCGCGTGAGGATCGCGGCGATGCCGTCGTTGAGCCAGTTTTCCTGCGTGGCTTCTACTGGGTAGGACGCGAGCAC